CAGGTTCAGTTCCTTTGCCACCTTCGAGTATTCGGCGATGACCTCGGAGTCGAAGACTCGACCCTCCGGTGCCTTGAACTCGTAGGTTTCCGGCGCTGCCTTGGCCTCGGCGGAAGCCTCGGTCTTGACAGCGTCGGCAGGCGCGGGTTCCTTACCAGCAGGGGCCGCTTCGGCGGCTTGCTGGCCCTGGGTCGCGGTCGCCTTGGTGTCCCCGTACAGCTTGTCGGCCGTCGCCGCAACTGTCTCGTGGACCGAAGATGGGGAAGCGCCTTCAGTGGTCGTTGCGGCTGCTTCCATCATCGTTGGTTCCGTCATTGGTTGATTGTTCCTTCATCATTGCCGGGTACTGCTCCGAGCAAAGCGAGTGGACCATTGCGAGCAATCGCAGTCCTTGGTTCCTTCCACCCTCCGCAAATGCCATTGACATTGCGTTGGTGTTGAAGGAACTGCGGAACACGCCCGCCTGGTCCAGTTGCCGCCACACGATGCGGCGGCCGCGCTTGCTGGACATGAGCCACTTGATGTCCGATTCCTCGGACTGCCGTTCCAATCGCTCGCGCAGCTCGCGTTCGGCCTTGTCGCGCTCTTGGCCCCGCAGATCGAGGGGGTCATACGTGGTCACGGGCGGAATGTATCCCTGTGTCTAACAATTACGGGTACTGTCAGCCGCCGTAGAGCATCGTTGCCGCGCTGCCCATCGTGTTGCCGGCGTCAATCGACAGATCGGTGATTTGGAGTTCGACGCCAGGCTTGACGCCGCCCTCCACCATCGTTGCGCTCGTCTCCTTGACGTAGGCCCGGGCGGTGATCGTCACCTGGGTTCCGAGGCGCATGTTGGCCGTGATTCCGAGCTTGGCGAGCTGTTCTGCCTCGAGTTCGATGCAGAGATCCTCCGGGTACATCTCCTCGCCGTCGCCCTCGGGTTCCATCTTCATGCTGACCATTGCCATTTAGATCTCCACCGCCGAAGGCGAGTTGTAGCCGCTGAACATGTTCACCACGTCGGTAAGCGCGTTCTGTCCCTGCGTGGGAGCCTGCGCCATGTTCTTGACGGTCTGGGACTGCTGCTGCATGACGGCGGCCTGTTCCTTGGCGGCGAGCGCCTGGTTGCGGGCGTTGCGCAGAAGGGCCACATCCTTGTCGGCCACGATGAGCGACGGGTCCACGCCGAGCATGTCGGCGTATACGTCGGCCCACTGGTCCTGGTCGAACTTGTCGAGGATGTCGGGCTTCATCTGGGCGATGGCGCCGAGGTTGCCGACGAAGCGGTCCACGGCGTTAGTGCCGATGGCGCGCTGGGCCTGCGCGAGCATGCTGACGAACTCAATGTTCAGGTCCATGCCCTGCAAATCCGGAGGTGCCGGCGGGACCATGCCAGCCTCAATCATCCGCGTGAACGTCATGTCCACAAGCGGGGACAGCAGTTCGTTGTGCAGGCGCTCGAGGACAGGCCCGAGCATGATGAGCTTCTCCTCGTGGCGCTCGGCGACCTCAGTGGCGGTCATGCGCGTGTTCTGCATGTTCGCCAGCATCAGGAACAGGTCGGCGTAGAACGAGCCGCGGACGCGGTCGCGGCAGTCCACGATGTCGGCAAGCAGGTAGTTCAGATTGAGATTGACCTCGAACGCGGTCTTGATCCCGTTCGATGCACCGTCGTAGTACGAGATCCCGCCTGGGAGCGTCTCCACGTCGCGGTTCTTCATCGACGCCGGCACCTGGAGCGGCGGCTTGGTCTGGTAGTCGATGGCCTGCGCCTTGCGGAGCTGCTCGTGCTGGAGCTGCTTGATGTCGCCAAGCGCCTCCATGCCCGGGCTGTTTCCGTAGATATCGCCGCCCACCACGGACCACCGCGGGCAGAGGGCGGGGAACTGCATGAACCCGCTCTCGCGCAGGAACTGCCCGTCCTCGCCGCCGACCTCGAAGTACCACGAACCGAACGGCATGTTCTTGCTGTCGCGCTTGCCGATGTCACGGTCGGCACGCGGTTCGATGGCGTGAATGATCGGCACCCACTGGTCCAGGCTGCCCGTGCGGTACATGTTCTGCACGCTGACGGAGCAGTTCTCGAGGCCGAACTCCTTGACCATCTGCGACACGGTCATATCGAATTCTCGATACAGCGTGCAGACGCGGCCCTTGGCGTCGGTCGAGATGCAATACTCGCCGCACGTCAGCGGGTAGTGGTGGATTACGTTCTGGAAGTCGGGGAGCATGATGCTCGCCGAGGTGCCGAAGCACCCGAGTTCCTCGTACATCTGGTGCAGGCTGTTGTACGTGTTCGACTTCTGGAACACGCGCTGCATGCGCTTGGTCACGTCATCGAGCCACAGCTTTACGGGCGTGAACGAGTTGAGTTCGGGATCGGGCGTGGCGAGCCTGAACCACTGGCGTGCCGGACTCGTGGCGCCCGACATCATGCCTGCGCCCAGGGTGCGAAGCGCCCGCGTCCCGGTGCTGTCGTAGATGTTGTTGTGCCGGCGGTAGCCGCGGTTGCGGTCCTGCACGAAGTAGCGGCCGTTGCGCGGCAGGATGTAGGACGTGAGTTCCTGCCAGTGCGCATACCAAGAGGCGCGTTCGCTCTTGAGCTGCCCCCAGCGGGTGAACAACCGATCCCGCGTGGGCGCGTTGGGGTAAGAGGATGCGTCTCCGGTGTACTGGCTCACGTTAACCTCCGAGGAGCGACGAGCGCCCGAGCTGAAGATCCTGGGGATTGACGCCCATCGGCCCGGTCAGCATGGTGCTGGCAGGTCCGCCGGCACCACCTGATTCGGCGGCGCCCATAATCCCGGCGACGTTCGGTTCGGCGCTGTTGGCGGCTGCCATTGCCTGCTGGCTGCGTCGCTGCTGCGAACGGGCCGAGGCGGCGGCAGCGTTCTGCGCTTTCTTCTGCTGTGCCATCGCATTTTTCTGCGCTTCGTTTCCAGCAATTCCGAGGCCGGCGGCCGTTGCTGCACCTGCGACTGCTGCACCAGCACCAACGATGGCTGCACCAGTTGCGGCGGCAGTTGCCGCAGACGCGCCTGCTGCAATTCCAAGCGATGTCAGTCCAGAAACGACGAAATGCCGATGATGGCGTGCGGTCAGGTCGCGGTGCTTTCTAATGCTGGTTTCGTACATGGTGATACCTTGAAGAATGTGCGTTCGCTTACCGCGTATCCGAGGCGCTCGAGGATCGACGCGGCTGCGGTGTTCCCTTCGATGACGATGTCCGACATGCAGATTGCGTCTGCTTGTTGATCTTTCGCCCATCTTTCAAATGCCAAGAGGAGGCGGACTCCTTCAGGCCGGCCACGGACTTCTTCGTCCATCCACCACGCTGCTTCGAGGGCGATGCGTGTGCTTGGCGAGAACCACGCGCCTTGCATGACGCACGCGATGAACCCGCGAACCACGCCGTCAATTTCCGCCACCCAGATGCGGCCATGCTCCAAAAGCCCGACGATGGTGTTCTTGATGTCATCGCGGTTGGGCGAGAGGATCGCGGCGTAACGGGTACGGCCTATGAACCTCATCGCCATGTCAGCGATGGCGTCGAGGTCATCGGTGGTGGCAAGCCTGACGGGCATGACTGTATTCCTTGCGGTAGTTGTTACGGGTACTCACACATCGTCGTACGGGTTGTAGTCCCTCGGGCGCGACGAAATCTTCTCGCGCACCTCTCGAGGCAGCATCTTGGCGACCGGGTAGGCAAACGTGAGCGCGAGCGCGTCGGCGATGTCCGGGCTACCGCCACCTTGCAGCCGCTTCTTGATTTCGTCCTTGGACTCGAGGACGCGCTTGCCGACGTTGTCGTACCAGTACAGAGGCGTTGACAGTTCCTGCTTGAGGTCGGTGCGGTCAGGGATTGCGCCGCCCTGGTCAATCCATTCCTTCACGGCCCACCACATCTCGGCGCGCTTGTTAATGAACAGATTCGGGAACGTTGCCTTGCCGCCGAACGGCACCTCGGTCACCTCGTAGCCGAGCTGCCGCAGGCGGTCGATGACGCCAGCGCCTGCCCCGGCGTCGATGAACACGGCGTCCGGGTCGCGCTCCTCAATGATGTTGGCAACCGCCGCCGCCAGCGCCATGTTGTCGATCCCCGTATAAAGGCGCGGGTTCTCCATGCGTAGGCCTTGGCGCAGGACGATGGCGCTGCGGTCATCGCCGAACCGAGCCGGGTCCACGCCGATGACGAGCGGGAATTCGATGATGTCGCCGTCCTGGTATTTGCGCTCGGCGGCGCTTTCCGCGTCGGACAGGCTGATGAGCTGATCGTCGCCGGCAGCGCTGAAGTCGCACAGGTACTCGCGTGAGAACGCCTGCTCGGGCATATCGCGCTGGAGGCGGGCTACCTCACCCATGTCGAGCGCATCAGTGTCGTTCACCGTATAACGGGCCGCATACCACTCCGGCAGGCTGCTCGCACGATAGAACAACTCGCTGAATAGGTTGATGCCTGCGGGGGTGCCGATGAACATGGCCCAGCCCTTGCGGTCGGACAGGGCTGGCTGGATGATGTCGTTCCACACCTCGGGCTTGATCTGGGCGACCTCGTCAATCACGCACCCGTCGAGTCGGACGCCGCGCAGGGCGTCGGGGTTGTCTCCACCGAACAGGCGGATGGTGGCCTTGTTGTGCTTGAACGTCACGGCCAAGTCGGCCTCGTTCACGTCGATGGCTGCGGTGCGGATGAATGGGTCGATCTTTGATTTGAGGCGCGCCCAGGCGATGGCCTTGGCCTGCTTCAGGTACGGGGCCACGTAGACGAAGAAGCCGAGTTCGTCCTTGCACTTGATCGCCTTGTCAAGCAACTCCATGATGGCGAGTTCGGTCTTGCCAGCACGTCGGTGCAGGGCGAGAACCGTGAACCGCTTGCGCTCGAGGTGGCAACGCCGCTGCCACGCCCGTGGTTCGTAGCCGAGCCGGACGGTTTCAGTTCGCATCCGGGACGCCAGTAATGACGTTCAGGGTCACGCCGCCAGCATGATCCACGGACACCTTTTCGGCATATCTGGCGGGGTTCGTCATACGGAGGATCTTGAGTTTGGTGTCAATCTGGTACTTGCGCCAGGTGGCCTGCACGGGCGTTTCCGGCTCGATGTCGGCGATCTCCTCGCACCGCTCAAGCATGGCCTCCTGGCCCTTCTCTCGAGCGGCCTTGTAGTGACAAGCAAAGGTTTCGTCAGCATCAAGCCAAAGCATCACTGCCTGCCGAGTTGGCTTGCCTGACTGTTCGCAGAATGACAGCAAAGTCTTTCCTTGCGCAAGCCACGCAAGTATCTCGCTGGCAACTGGTTCCGGTGCTTTCTCAAGCCTTGGCCGGCCCACCGGGCGCTTCTGCACGACGTTCCCAACGACGGGGGACGGCGACGCGGCGCTGGTACTTGGCAATCTTCGCAACTGTGTACCAGGCGAGTCCGACGTGCTTTGCGATGCGTCGGTAACCCCATCCGTGGTCTTCGTGGAGTTCGCGGATTTCATCGACGATTGCTTGCGGGATCGTGGCATGGTGATGGCTTTCCCCTACCCTTCGCCCGTTCTCGCCGTACGCGACGAGGCGCGTCACTTC